AGTATTCCTTGTCAGATGACTTTTGATGGTAAAGGTGGTGGAATGCACTCCGCTAAAGTGTTGGCGGATAAAATTGGATTGGGAATTCATTCTCGCATCTCAAAATCAAAAAAAGAAGATTATCCGTATTATAATACTTTAGTTATTTTAAACCAACCATGGGTGGAATTAGCGGATAACCCTTTTGGTCAACCTGAAATTCGTGCCAAAGGTGGGACCGCGGTATGGTTAGCAAGTAGTTTAATATTTTTATTTGGTAATCAGAAAAAAGCGGGTATTAGTCATATTGACGCAACTAAAAATGGTAGAAAAGTGTCGTTTGCAATTAGAACCAAAATTTCTATTTTGAAAAATCACGTAAATGGTCTCGGTTATAAAGATGGTAAAATAGTTGCAGTGCCACAAGGTTATATTGCAGATACAAAAGAATCTTTAGATAACTATAAAAAAGAATATTCAGATTATTGGGAAACAAAATTAGGGTATTCTGATTATTCTTTGGATGAATCTGAAGATGACTTTGACGAGTAAAAAATATTTTCAAAATACTTAAAAATTTTAAATGGTCAAAACATTAATTGTTGATGGTAACAATTTATTAAAAATAGGATTTCACGGAGTTAAAGATTTTTACCACAACGGAAAACACATAGGAGGGTTATGGCATTTTATCAACACAATTAGACGGTTTATTGACGAACAAAATTTTGATAAGGTTGTTGTTATATGGGATGGGGATGATAACTCTTCTACCCGCAAACTTATTTACCCTCAGTATAAAAAAAAACTACTTATAACCGAAGATTTTAAAGACCAATCTTTTGGAGAACAAAAAGAGAGAGTTAAACAATATTTGGAGGAATGTTATATAAGACAAATTGAAGTAGATAATAACGAAGGTGACGATTTGATTGCGTACTACTGCCAAATATCTGAAGACGAAATTAAAACTATTTTTTCGGGAGATAAAGATTTGACACAACTTATCTCAGATAAGGTTTCGGTCTATTCCCCAAACTCAAAACAAGTGTATAAAAATGGGGATAAAATAAAGATTCAATTCCATGAATTTCCGCATCAGAATATTAAAACATATAAAATATTATCGGGTGATAAGTCAGATAATATAGATGGAATTTATTATTTGGGCGAAAAAACTTTAGTTAAATTATTTCCTGAATTGCTTGACCAAACGGTAACTATTACCGATATTTTAATAAAGGCAGAAACTCTTTTAAAAGAAGATAAAGGTAATAAATCTTTACAAAATTTATTATCAGGTAAAACTAAAACAGGAGTATACGGTGAAGAATTTTTTATTATTAATGAAAAAATAATAGATTTATCAAAACCATTAATCACCGATGAAGCAAAAGAATTAGTTGAACTATATTATCGAGAAAGTTTAGACCCTGATGGGAGAGGGTATAGGAATCTTTTAAAGATGATGATGGAAGACGGGTTCTTTAAATTCCTACCAAAAGTAGATGATGCTTGGGTTGACTTTGTTCGTCCATACATGAAATTAACAAGAAAAGAAAAAAAAAATTACAAACAAATAAAATAAATATGAAAGAACAAGAATCAACAAAATTAGAATTTTTAATGATGGTAAATGATAATATCATTGTACAAAGATATTTTAATGTTAGAAACTTTAACCCTGACGGTAAAAACTCATTAGAGTTTTATAACCTGTTGGCTAATTTTAGTTATGATATTAAGTATCAACTAAAAATGAAAACCGCATCATACATGATTGACAATCATTATGAAATTATTAACAATCCTACAATATTAGATACATCGTATATTGATGGTCCTGAATATTTTAATGTGTATATTAAGATGGGTGATGTGACAATTTGTCAGAGACAGTTCGACGCAAAAATATACCCACCTAAGATAAGATACACCGTAGACGTACGCCCACACCTAAAAAATTTACTTATGTCTTTGACTGACATTTTTTCATCTGAAAATTTAACACTCGAGTACCTTGGACTTCCTTTAAAAGGGTAATATTTATCAAATACAACAATGAAAAAACTATGGCGTCAAACAAAAATTTCGAATATCTAGGTAGCAGTTTTCAGCTACAATTATTAAACCAAATTATTATCGACAAAGACTTTGCGAGGTCTATTCTTGATGTAATTGAAACAAATTACTTTGAAAACAAATACTTCAAAATAATTATTCAGATGGTTAAAGAATATTACACAAAGTATGAACATGCACCAGCATTTGACACTTTAGAACAAATCACCAAATCTGAATTACAACAGGAACTAGCGTCAAAAATTGTTATTGATACTATTAATAAAATCAAAGAAGCTCCACTTGAGGGTGGGGAATTTGTTCAGGAAAAAGCTATGAAATTCTGTAAACAACAAGAATTACAGAAAGTAATGAACAAAGCTCAAAAAATCATCGATGGAGGTGAATTTGAAAACTATGATAAAGTAGAACAATTAGTGAGGAACGCTTTACAAGTTGGGGAAAGAGAAGATGGACAATCTGATGTATTTTTCAATTTAAGTGAGGTTTTAAATGAGGATTATCGTCATCCAATACCAATGGGTATCCCAGGTATTGATAGACTCTTAAAAGGAGGTTTGGCTAAAGGAGAAATCGGTGTAGTGTTAGCTCCTACTGGGGTTGGTAAATCAACACTACTAACAAAAGTTGCAAATCACGCTTTTAATTTAGGGTATAACGTATTACAAATCTTCTTTGAAGATAACCCAAAGATTATTCAAAGAAAACATATTACTTTATGGACAAAGGTTCATCCTGATGAATTGTCCTTAAAGAAAGAGGAAGTTATGATTAAAGTACAAGAGGTAAAAGATACAATGACCAATAAATTAATCTTAAAAAAACTTCCATCTGATACCGTAACTATGTTACAAATTAAAAATCAAATTAGAAAAATGATTGCCGATGGAGTAAGAGTTGATATGGTATTATTAGATTATATTGACTGTGTTGTTCCTGATAGGAATTTAAGTGATGAATGGAAATCTGAAGGTTCGGTTATGAGAGCATTTGAATCAATGTGTCACGAGTTGGATTTAGTTGGATGGACCGCAACTCAAGGTAACAGAAGTTCAATTTCGTCTGATGTAGTAACTACCGACCAAATGGGTGGTTCTATTAAAAAAGCACAAGTTGGACACGTAATCATTACCGTGGCAAAATCCCTACAACAAAAAGAAATGAAACTAGCAACAATAGCAATTACTAAATCTCGTATTGGTGATGATGGGGTTGTGTTTGAAAATTGTAAATTTGATAATGGAATGTTAGAGATTGATACCGAAAGTTCGGTTACATTCTTAGGACTAGAGGGACAACAAGAAGAGAGAAACCGTCAACGAGTTAAAGACTTGTTAGACAAAAGAAAAGAAAAACAACAAACACAAAACTAAAAAAAAACATGGAAAAAATTTTAATAGAGAATCCAAATAGATTCGTTATTTTCCCAATCGAGCACAATGATATTTGGGAATATTACAAACAACATCAAGCGGCTTTCTGGACTGCGGAAGAGGTTGATTTATCAAATGATATTAGAGATTGGGAAAACTTATCAGATAATGAGAGATTTTTCGTAAAAAACGTCTTATCATTCTTTGCGGCATCCGATGGTATTGTTAATGAAAATTTAGCAGAAAACTTCTTAAAAGAAGTCCAATACCCTGAAGCAAAATTCTTTTACGGATTTCAGTTAATGGCAGAAAATATTCACTCTTTAATGTATTCATTACTTATTGATACCTATGTGTCAAACCCACAAGAAAAAGATGAATGCTTTCACGCTATTGATAGATTACCTGCGGTACAAAAAAAGGCAAAATGGGCTTTAAATTGGATAGAGAACTCAACATTTGAAGAAAGATTAATTGCTTTTGCGGCGGTTGAAGGTATCTTTTTTTCAGGTTCGTTCTGTGCTATTTTTTGGTTAAAGTCTCGAGGTATTTTACAAGGACTATGTAATGCAAACACTTTGATTTTCAAAGATGAGAACTTACACTGTGACTTTGCAATTCATTTATTAAATAATCACATTGAAAACAAACCAAGTGAGAAAAGAATTAGAGAAATTTTATTATCCGCATTAGAGATTGAGAAAGAATTCATTATTGAGTCATTACCAATATCTTTAATTGGGATGAATTCAAATTTAATGAAACAATATCTTGAATTTGTTACTGATGGTTTATTACTTAAACTTGGATGTAAAAAAGAATTTAATGTGGACCAACCATTTAAATTTATGGAACAAATTGCGGTAGAAACAAAAGGTAATTTTTTTGAATCAAGGACTATGGAATACCAAAAAGCTAAATTGAACGAAACATTGTCATTTACGGATGATTTTTAAATAAAAATATATGATGTCATTAAAAATTAAAAAAAGAGGGGGCGATGAGGTGTCCTTTAATCCTCAGAAAATTTATCAGAGAGTTAAGAAAGCCGCTAAAGGGTTAAATGTTAATTCTGATGAAATTTTTATTAAAGTTATTACTTCGGTACCTACCGAGGGTAGTATAACAACAAAAGAGTTAGATAAGTTAGTGTACGAAATTGCGGCGGCATATACTGGTAGTCATCACGATTATTCAAGATTAGCTTCATCAGTTGCAATATCTTCATATCACAAAGAAACTAATCATAGTTTTAGTGAAACAATGACAGAATTGTACAATAATGGTATTGTTAATGAGATATTAATGAAAACTATTGAAAAATATGGTTCAGAAAATATTGATAAAATAATTAATCATGAGAATGATTATAATTTTGATTATTTTGCTTGGCGCTCATTACAAGAAATGTATTTGTTAAAGTTATCTAGTGGTAAGGTTATTGAAAGACCACAACACATGTATATGAGAGTTGCCTTATGGGTGACTAAAACATTTGAAGAGGCAGTTGAATATTACAATTCATTATCAAATCAATTGATTTCACCAGCAACACCTATCATGATTAATGCGGGGACAAAGACACCTCAGTTAGCGTCATGTGTATTACATTACAATAATTCCGATTCCCGCAAAGGTTTATTAGGGACATTGAGTGACATTTCAACGTACTCCTCTGACGCGGCAGGTATCGGACTTTCAATGTCAAATATTAGAAGTAAAGAAAGTAGAATTTCAAGTTCAGGAGGATTTGCGGGTGGACTTTTAAAATATTTAAAAATAGTTAATGAGTCACTTAGATTCTTTAACCAACAAGGTCGTAGACCAGGTAGTGCTGCTATCTATATTGAACCTTGGCATAAAGATATTATTGATTTATTAGAGATTAAGAAAAATACAGGTTCGGAAGAAATGAGAGCTCGTGATTTATTTACCGCACTTTGGATTCCTGATAATTTCATGCGAGCGGTTGAAAATAATGATGATTGGTATTTATTCTGCCCTAACGACATTATCTCAAATAATATTAAACCATTACAAGAGTGTTATGGAAATGAGTACGAAGAAAATTATAAATTAGCTGTCAGTAAAGGTCTTGGTAAAAAAGTTAAGGCTCAAGATATTTGGAATAAAATTATTGAATCTCAGATTGAAACTGGAGTCCCTTATTTATGTTCTAAAGATAATGCGAATAAGAAAACAAATCACCAAAATATTGGTGTGATTAAACAATCTAATTTGTGTAACGAGATTTATCAATTTACTGATGAGAATACTACCGCAATTTGTACCTTGTCTTCTATGGTTTTAAAGAACTTTATTATTGACGGTAAATTTGACTTTAGATTATTATACAGTGAGGTTAGAAAAGTTGTTAGAGCTTTAAATAAAGTTGTTGATATTAATAGCTACTCTACTGAAAAAGGACGTAAAGGTGGTCTTGAACAAAGAGCAATTGCGATTGGAACTCAAGGTCTTGCGGATGTCTTTTATCTAATGGATTATATTTTTACTTCTGAAGAAGCAAAGTCATTGAATAAAGATATTTTTGAAACTATCTATTATGCGGCTATCAGCGAAAGTAATGAATTATGTAGAACTGAAGAATACCAACCATACAAATTCTTTGAGGGGTCACCAATGTCTAAAGGAGAATTCCAATTTGATATGTGGGGATTAAAAAAAGAAGGTTTATCGGGTTATTGGGATTGGGACACGTTAAAAGAAGACGTTAAAAAATATGGGGTATGTAACTCTTTATTTACGGCACAAATGCCTGTTGCGTCTTCAGCTAAAATCACTGGGTCTTTTGAAATGACAGAACCGGCTCACTCAGCTTTGTTTAATAGACGTGTTGTTGGTGGAGAAATTTTGATTGTAAATAAATATTTAATCAATGATTTTGAAAAAATTGGTATTTGGTCTGAGGATTTAAAAAATGAAATAATTATGAATGAAGGTTCAGTTCAAGGGATTAACTTTAACCATTATTTAGACCCTGAAGACAAAAATTACAATAAAAAAGTTAAACGTATTGAACATCTACTTCCTAAGTACAAAACTATATGGGAAATTTCCCAAAGAGATTTGATTGATATGGCTGCGGATAGAGGTCCTTTTATTGACCAATCACAATCAATGAATATCTACATGTCAGCACCAACATTACCTAAAATTTCGTCGGCACATTTTCATGGATGGAGACAAGGATTAAAAACTCTTTGTTATTATGTTAGAACTAAGGCGATTTCTACAGGAGCAAAACATTTAGCTATGGACATCTCTAAAGTTGAAAAACCAAAGATTGAAAAACAAATACCAAAATTGGATGTTATACCTTTTGACCCAACAATTAAACCAAAGGATTCAGAATTTGAATGTTTTGGATGTGGGTCTTAATATAAAATAGAAAATTACAACATTAATCACGGCAAACTGTCGTGATTTTTTATTTTACTCTATTTATAAGAAATAATCACGACACTATATTTATTGATATGGCAAATGGAACTACATATGGGATTAATTTTCCTTTTAGAGATTCTTATGATGGTAAGTATTTAGACCTTTCTGAGGTAAATGATGAAGAAATCAGAACTGATTTAATTCATCTTTTATTGACTAGAAAAGGTACTCGATATTATTTACCTGATTTTGGTACAAGACTATATGAGTTTATATTTGAACCTTTAGATGGACCTACGTTTTCAGAAATTGAAGCGGAGATTAGAGCCTCTGTTGAAGAGTATATTCCAGGAATAACAATTACTAAGATTGACATAAGTGCGGCTTCCGAAGGGGAGGAAAATAAAGGTACTTATATAAACGACAACGACGAAAGAGTTTACCGAGTTTCTGATATTGGAACTTTAGAACATACTGCAAGAGTTAAAATTGATTACATCATTACTAATGATGCTTTTAACAATTCAGATTTTGTAATTATAAATATTTAATGATATATGGCTAACAAGAAAATATCATACACAACTAGAGACTTCCAATCAATTAGAACTGAGTTAATAAATTTTACAAGAACTTATTATCCTGACACTATTGATAACTTTAACGACGCCTCAGTTTTTTCAGTATTGTTGGACTTAAACGCAGCTGTAACTGACAACTTACAATTTAACATTGATAGAAGTGTTCAGGAAACTGTATTACAATATGCACAACAAAGGTCATCAATTTTTAATATTGCAAGAACTTACGGATTAAAAGTTCCTGGGCTTAGACCGTCAGTCTCATTAGTTGACTTTTCAATTACGGTACCCGCATTTGGGGATAAGGAAGATTTAAGATACTGTGGTATCTTAAGAAGAGGTTCCCAAGCTAATGGTGCTGGTCAAGTTTTTGAAACAATTTACGATATTGACTTTACATCAGCAATAAACGCCGAAGGTTATCCTAATAGATTAAAAATACCTAATTTTGATTCTAATAATAAATTAATTAATTATACCATTGTTAAAAGAGAAACTGTTGTTAATGGTATTACAAAAGTTTTTAAAAGAGTTATAACATCGTCTGATGTTAAACCATTTTTAGAAATATTTTTACCTGAAAAAAATGTATTAGGGGTTACAAGTGTTTTATTAAAAGATGGTACGCAATACGCTAATATTCCTACTACCCAAGAATTTTTAGGTTCCAACAATAGATGGTATGAAGTTAAAGCGTTAGTTGAAGATAGAGTATTTATTGAAGACCCAACAAAAGTTTCTGATAATCCGGGAATTAAAGTGGGTAAGTACGTCCAAACAAATGATAAATTTATTACTGAGTACACACCTGAAGGATTTTTTAAAATGACATATGGTGGTGGTAGTCAATCTGCGGATGAACAATTAAGGGAGTTTGCAAAAAATGGGTTCACATTAGATTTAAATAAATATTCAAATAACTTTGCTTTAGGTAGTGTTCTTAAAGCTAATAGTACATTATTTGTACAATACCGAGTTGGTGGTGGAACAGGAACTAATTTAGGTGTTAATATTATTAATCAAATAGGCACAGTTTCATTCTTTGTTAATGGTCCATCAGAATCAGTTAATACAAGTGTTGTTAATTCATTACGTTGTACTAACGTTGTTGCCGCAATTGGTGGGGCAAATTACCCAACAACAGAAGAAGTTAGAAACTTAGTGGCTTTTAACTTTGCGGCTCAAAATAGAGCAGTAACGGTTAATGACTACGATTCTATAATTAGAACAATGCCGTCACAATTTGGGGCACCTGCTAAAGTTGCGATTACCGAAGAAAATAATAAAATTAAAATTCAGATGTTATCTTATGACGAATCTGGTAATTTAACTGAAATTGTGTCAAACACATTAAAAAATAACGTTGCTAACTACCTATCAAACTATAGAATGATTAATGATTACATTTCTATTCAAAGTGCTAATGTTGTTGATTTAGGTGTTACTATTGATGTGGTGTTAGATAATAGTCAAAACCAAGGGGCGGTTATTTCTCAAATAATTACTATTGTATCTGAGTTCTTTAGTCCTGGTAACAGACAGATGGGGGAAAATGTGTATGTGTCCGACCTTAGAAGATTAGTCCAAAGTGAAAACGGGGTTATTGCGGTTTCAGATATGTTATTCTTTAACAAGGTTGGTGGTCAATATTCTTCATCACAAACATCACAATCTTATATAGACACTAATACGAAACAGATTGGTTTAGTTGACGATACTATTTTTGCTGAACCAAGTCAGACCTATCAAATCCGATATCCCAACAAAGATATCAACATCAGAGTCAAAAATCTAAAAACGGTTAATTTTTCTTGATAATTTATTTTCAAAATAAATGAATTATCATTTGAAAATAGTATATAAACTATTTATCAAAAAAAGACCAATATGTCCAACTCGTATAGAATAAGAACCAAACCTGGTGTTGATAGCTCAATTAAGATTTTAATTGACCAAGAGTTTGAATATTTAGAGATTCTTTCTCTAAAAATATTACAAAGCCAAATTTACACAAGACAGTGTTCCGACTATGGAGTTATTGTTGGTAGAGTTAGTATTAATAATGGTTTTGGTATTCCTAACGCAAAAGTATCTGTTTTCATACCTTTGGACAGTATGGACGAAAACGACCCTGTTATTTCTGAGTTATATCCTTACAAAACTTTATCAGATTTAAATGAAGATGGGTATAGATATAATTTATTACCTTATAAACAACAACATCCAGGTCATAATCCTACGGGGACCTTCTTTACAAGAGAAGATGTGTTAATCAACCCAACTCTTATTGAAGTTTACGACAAGTACTATAAGTATAATGCGATAACTAATGACAGTGGGGATTATATGATATTTGGGGTGCCTGTAGGGGCTCAAACGGTTGTTGTTGACCTTGACCTTTCAGATATTGGTGAGTTCTCTTTAGCACCACAAGATTTAATTAGAATGGGGATTACTACAGAATCACAAGTTTCTGGGACAAACTTTAAATCATCTACAAATTTACGAGAATTACCTCAAATCATTACTTTCGTTAGAAACCTTGAAGTTGAACCATTATGGGGTCAACCTGAAATTTGTAATTTAGGTATTACAAGAACTGATTTTGATTTATCCGCAGAATTTAATATTAACATTACACCTACCGCGATTTTTATGGGTTCTTTAGTATCATCTATAGAAGAACAGTATGTTAAGAAGAGTTGTAAACCAACCTTAACCTCAGGGGCACTTTGTTCTTTAGTTGCGGGGCCTGGTGAGATATTAGCAATTAGACACACAATTGCTCAAGATTCTAACGGACGACCTATATTAGAAACAATTGATTTGGAATCAGGGGGACAAGTTATTGATGAAAATGGTACTTGGCTTGTGGATTTGCCGATGAACTTGGATTATGTTATCACTAATGAGTTTGGTGAACAAGTTATTTCAGACAACCCAAAAAATGGTATCCCAACAAAAGGTAGGTATCGATTTAAAGTTAAATGGAACCAATCACCATCAGTTTCTGCTGACCCTATTAAAAGGGGGTATTTTTTAGTTCCAAATATTAAAGAGTACGGGTGGAAAAAAATTGGAAATATTAACGTAGACCCACTTACTAATAATACCGCAACTGCCTTAAATCGAGACGCGGCACAAAGGTCATACGCGTTCAGTTTAGATTGGGCGGATTATGGATTAACGGGGACATCCATGGGTAATCAGATGATTGATGAGGCGATTAGGTGTGAAGATAAATTTTACGAGTTTCAATACAATAAGGTTTATACTGTATCACAATTAATTACTCAATATAGAAATGGGTATGGTAACTGGAG